CATTTTCTTATCAACACTTTCAAACAGATTTTTATGTGCAAGAATTACATTGTCTTTTGCAACCATAAAAGATTTAAACCATAAATATTCATTATGATTAGTTTGAAACATACGAGAATGACAATAAGATGTTCCAATAACAATAAGTTTAAAATCATTTTCCCATGTGTCTTTATGATAAGATGATTGACCACTTGCGTCATTACGAGAACCATAACCCAAATACTTATCAACACTACTTTCAGCATTATAATAAGTCGGATTTCTTTTTTCGTAATTGTCGCCAAGTCTTACATCATAATCTGCGTCAATACCTTTTGCTTTCATTTCATCACGATAGTAAGCAGTTAAAAATTCTTTATCTGCTTTAAACTCAACATGAACATCATCATAGACT